CCGTCCTTCCGGACGGCCGCCGAAGCGGCCGAGGACCTCTCGGACGTCGACACCGACAAGCCGCTCGTCAACCCGAACGCGGCCGAGGATCTCGCCGACGCGGCCGATGACATCACCGACTTCCAGGCCGCGCTCACCCAGGCGACCCGCGAGCTCGAGATCCAGATCGAGGCCGGCGATGACGCCGCCGAGGCGATTCTCCAGTATCGGAGCGAGCTCGAACTCGCCGCCGCGGCCCAGGAGATCTTCGGCGAACTGGTTCCGACCGAGGAAGTCGACGAGCTCCGCGAGGCGTTCGTCACCTTCGGCGAGGAAGCCCTGGCCGCCCAGGTCGCGCTCCGCGAGGAGATCGAGTCGGCCGAACTCTCCGAGACCTTCCAGGACCAGATCGAGGCCCTCGAGGAGGAGATCCTCCTCCTCGCCGCGTCGAACGAGGCGATCGCCGTGAACGCCGAAGTCCGGGCCCTGGCCGCCGGCGCAACGGAAGCCCAGGCGGCCCGGATCCGCGAGCTCACCGAGGCCCTCCTCGAGGAGAAGGACGCCGCGGCCGACGCGCTCCCGACCCTCCAGGACTTCTTCGACGACGTCTCGGACGCCTCCGAGACGACGCTCTCCGGCATCATCGCCGACCCCCTGGCCGAAGGCCTCGACGAGATCCCGTTCAAGTTCGCCCAGCTCCTCCAGCAGCTCGCGGCCGAGGCCCTGGCGGCCGAGGTCTTCGACATCCTCGGGAACCTGGGCGGCGGCGGAGGCGGCGGCGGCTTCCTCGGCTTCCTGGGCGGGCTCTTCGGCGGCGGCTTCCAGGCCGGCGGAACGGTCCGCGGCGGCCAGCCGATCCTCGTCGGAGAACGCGGCCCCGAGATCTTCACGCCTCCGGGTTCCGGCTCGATCGACCCGAACATCAACATCAACCAGGCCGCCCAGGCGCCGCCGATGGTGAACGTCATCAACGTCACCGACCCGGCCGACATCCCCTCGGGGATCGAGACGCCGGAAGGCGCCCAGGCGATCATCAACGTCATCCAGAGGAACCCGGAAGCCGTCCGACGGGTTCTAGGGTAGGAGCGAACCAGTGAGCGCCACGCATAACGTCACCGTCACGGGCTACGATGAAGCCCTCCTCCGGCTTCTGGATCTCGCCACGAACGACAACGTCGTCGCCGCCGCGGTCGTCGCCGGCGGGACCGGCTACACGGTCGGCGACATCCTCACCGTCTCCGGCGGGACCGTCGTCAACTCGCTCGTCGCGACCCTCGAGGTCACGAGCGTCGCCGCCGGCGTCATCGACGGGATCCGCGTCTTCAACACCGGCGCCTATTCGGCCCAGCCAGGGAACCCGGTCTCGGTCACGGGCGGGACCGGAACCCTCGCGACCTTCAACCTCACCTTCGAGACCCAGAACTGGATCATCAACCGCAACGACGCGAGCTCGACCTCGAACGTCGACAACCCGGACGTCGCCGGCGGCGGCGGGACCCAGATCCTCGAGCGCGAGGTCCTCCTCGAGGGGCCAGGGAACGCCGGGGCCGACCAGATCTTCGTCGGGATCCTCCAGGTCCGCGACACCGGGATCGGGATCTTCAACTGGCAACTCTTCGGGATGACCGGCTTCAACAACGTCCTCCTCCTGGAGGACCAGCCGGGCTTCTCCTACCTCGAGCCGAACGAGTTCGCCTCGTTCGTCCCGCTCACCGACGGCTCGATCGAGTGCTGGCATCACGTCACGCCGCGCGCCCTCTCCGGCGTCATGCGGATCGGCTCGACCTACCAGTCCTTCTACGTCGGCTTCCTCAACCCGTTCGCGACGCCGGTCGAATACCCCTATCCGCTCTACATCGCCGGCACGACTTCAAAGTGGAACCGGAGCTTCTCCTCCTCGGGCCCCTCCCAGTCGGGGATCGTCGACCCTGGCGCCTCGACCGAGACCGGCGGGAACACGCGCGGCCCGGCGGGCGTCCGCTTCGTCGACGGGACCTGGCAGTTCGTCAAGAACTGGCACTTCGCCAGCACGACCCGGACGACGTTCCAGGAGCGATGCGTGTATCCGGCCCGCCAGCTCGTCCCGAGCTCGACGCGATACAACGAGGCCTCGAGGTTCGTCCCGACCCAGGCGAACCGACAATGGGACGGCGTCATCCCGTCGACCGGCAACCCTGGAACGCCCGCGACGACGATCCGCGAGACCGAGGACTCCGGCGGCGGGATCACGATCCTCGTCCCGACGATCGTCTGGTCCTCGCTCCCGTCGCTCCAGATCCTCGGCGAGATCGACTCGTTCTTCTGGGCGTCCACGGCGGGGAACAATATCCTCTCCCAGGACCGCGTCATCGTCGGCGGGATACACTACCGCGCCTTCCAACAAGCGAACCGGACCGACCAGTTCGCGTTCCAATTTTTACGCGAGGACGCCTAGATCATGGCCTTCCAGACCGGAACATCGACCTCGATCGAGAACCTCCTCACCCAGCTCTCGACCTTCCTCCAGGCGAACGGCTGGACCGAGACCTTCTTCAACACGATCACCGCCGACGTCGGCTCGATCGGCTTCTCGAAGAACGGGATCTTCGTCTCGATGCAATACACCGAGGCGACCGAGAGCGGGACAATGGCGATCTACCAGGCGACCGCCGGCGATCCGTCGCCGACGACCGAGCCCTGGACGGCGACCGGCGACTCCGGGAACGGCAGGGACTCGATCCTCCCCACGAACTTCGACACGGAGCGGAGCTGTAACTTCTTCGGCGGGCCCCACACGTCCTTCTTCTTCTTCGAGCGCGACTCGGGGCCGGCCTACATCCACGTCGTCGTCGAGGTCGACGCCGGCCGCTACCGCCACTTCGGCTTCGGCGAGATCCTCAAGATCGGCGACTGGACCGGCGGCGAATACTGCTACGGCCACTGGTGGGACCAGGTAGCCTCCCGGATCGACCAGCCCGCGATCTCCCAGCACACCTTCGGGATCGACGGCTTCAACACGACGATCTCCCGCGGGGCGACGATGAGGGTCGACGGGTATCCGGGCGAGCCGGAGGCGGCGACGATCTGGGCGGCGATGGGGAACGTCGCGAGCGGCCTCACGGACACCGCCGGGAACTTGCGCTGGCTCGCCTCCGGCGGCTGGCGGAACTCGCGCGAGTTCTCCTCCTTCGGCGGCTTCGAGATCTCGCTCGCGTCCGCCTACAAGCCGCTCTTCCCGATCCCGATCGAGCTCGAGGACCGCGCCCCGATCCCGGACGTCGCGCGGCGGGTCGGCTTCCAGGCCGACGTCCGGATGTGTAACATCGCGAACATCGAGCCCGGCCAGGTCATCACGATCGCCGGCGAGGACTGGTACTTCTTCCCCTGGGTCCGGAAGCAGTTCCTCAAGAACGACACCGAGGAGTCCTGGAACGCCGGGATCGCCTACCGTCAAGAGCTCGCCTAGAGGCGCCCCTCGATGACCGACTTCGCCGGCAACGTCCAGACGGGGCCCCTGGCCGGGCCGTTCCCGGATCCGGATGTCGGCCAGCCGAAGCCGACCGGCCTCGCCGCCCAGGCCTTCCCGCCGTCGCCGCTCGATCACTCGGACCCGGCCGTCGTCCCGAGCCTCTACGATCCCTTCGAGCGGGTCCGGACCTTCATCTCGGCCTTCGGCGTCGACCCGTTCAACCCCGACGACGTGGCCGAGGACGCCGACGGCTCCTTCCTCGCCGGGGACGCCGAGCTCATCACGCCCTCCCTCGGTCCGAGCCAGGACGTCGTCGGCTTCGTCAACCTCGACCAGCCGAGCGAGTGGTTCGAGAAGTGGCACGTCTTCCCCGGCCGCCTGGACATCGGGAACGTCTTGACGACCCAGATCCGGACGCTCGAGCTCTTCAACTCGTTCCGGACCCAGACGAGAACCTGGGAGGCCTTCGTCAACAACGCCGGCGCCGGCGTCGCCGCGACGAACCTCCCGAGCCTCCCGCGGCTCATGGTCTCCCTCGAGAGCTTCATCCTCGACATCCAGGTCACGACGGCCGGCCCGCCGAGCATCTTCGGGACGCTCGACTTCGACATCGACACCGCGATCGACATCCTCGTCGTCCCGATCACCGGGAACCGGATCACGCTCTTCCAGTATCGGCCCCAGTCGCCGATCAAGGAGACGCTCCAGTTCAAGACGGACATCATCGAGGTCAACGACGGGAGCGAGCAACGGATCAACGTCCGCGAGAACCCGCGCCAGATCTTCAAGTTCACGGTCCGGACCGACGACGATCGGACCCGCGACTCGATCAACGCGGTCCTCTTCGACTGGCAGAGCCGCGTCTTCGGCGTTCCCGTCTGGGCCGAGTCGAAGGCCCTCGGCGCTCCGCTCGCGATCGGGAACACGGTCGTCATCGTCGACACCGCCTTCGCCGACTTCCGCGCCGGCGGCCTGGTCATGATCTACGACAACAACTTCCGGAACGAGACCCTCGAGATCCTCACCGTGAACCCGAACGACCTCGTCCTCCAGGTCGGGATCGGGACGGCCTTCGACGCCGTCAACACGATCGTCCTCCCGGTCCGGACGGCGCTCACGCGGCCCCAGCTCTCCCAGTCGCGCTTCGCGATCGGCCCGACGGACTTCCAGATCGAGTTCACGACGCTCGACAACGTCGACCTCGCCAGCCAGGCGGCCTTCGGGACCTACCAGGGCGCCGGCCAGACGGTCGCGAAGCCGCTCGTCGACCGCTTGAACTTCATGAAGGGCCGGACCGTGAAGGAGGGGATCCGCCGGAAGGTCACGCGCCTCGACCCGGAGACCGGGCCGGCGCTCCAGTTCTCCCCGTGGACGAAGGGGAAGCCGTCGTTCAACTACGGCTTCGAGGGGAAGAGCTTCGAGGACACCTGGGACTTCCGCCAGCTCCTCCACTTCATCCGCGGGAGCCAGCTCGCCTTCTACGTCGGGACCGGCCGCGACGACTTCAAATCGGTCGCCGACATCGCCGACACCCAGACCCAGATCGACTTCCAGGCCTTCGGCTTCACCCAGTTCGTCCAGGAGGTCACGCCGCGCTCGGACCTCCAGGTCGTCCGGAAGGACGGGACGGCCTCCCAGCACGAGATCACGGGCTCCTCCGTCGTCTCCGACACGGTCGAGCGGGTCACGATCACGCCAGGCATCACGCCGGCGCTCCCGCTCGTCGACATCGACCGGATCGAGTTCCTCACGCTCTCCAGGATCTCGAACGACGCGCCGAGCTTCTCGCATACTCGGCCGGGCGAGAGTAGGGTCGACTTCAACCTCACCGGAGTCCCGTCATGACCTTCGCCGCCCTGGAGACCAGCCGAGAGTCCGGCCAGGTCCTCGAGCTCTACACGTTCATCTTCGGCCTCGAGATCTTCCGCTTCACGTCCTTCCAGCGCGACATCACCTGGAACGGCTTCTTCTACACGTCCGAGCGGCTCTCGAGATCGGACACCGAGGCCGCCGTCGAGGACTCCGCCGGCCAGGTCACGATCAAGCTCCCGCTCGACAACCCGGTCCCCTCGAAGTTCATCCGCAACCTCCCCGGCCAGGTCGGCTCGGTCCAGATCCTCCGAGCTCACGCGACGGACCCGGCCGAGGAGGCGATCGTCCTCTTCGACGGCTTCATCGCGAACGTCGCCTTCGACGGCGAGCTCGAGGCGACGATCTTGTGCAACCCGAACACGAAGATCTTCAACCGAGGGGCGCCGCGCTTCACCTACCTCGGGCTCTGCAACCATATCCTCTACGACGAACGCTGCAAGGTCGACATCTCGCTCTTCAAGTTCACCGGGCTCGTCTCGGTCGTCGACGGGAACGACATCACGGTCAACGGCGCCGGCGGCGTCGGTCCGTCGGACAACTTCGTCGCCGGCTTCGCCAGGTTCCCAGCGGGGAGCCTGGACGACGCGCGGATGATCCTCCTCCAGGCGGGCGACGTCATGACGCTCCTCCTCCCGTTCGCCGAGACCGTCCTCGGCTCGGACGTCGACCTCTTCGCCGGCTGCGCCCACGACTTGACGACGTGCGACGTGAAGTTCGACGCCGCCCTCGACTACGGCGGCTTCCCGTTCGTCCCCAGGAAGAACCCCTTCGGGACCCGGCTCCGAGGCGGCTCGTAGATCATGCCCTTCTGGCTCCTCCTCCTCATCAACGTCGTCACGTTCCTCATCACGGAGCTCCTCCGGCCGAAGCCGAACATCGAAGACGCGAAGCCGGCCGGCCTGGGAGACTTCCAGGTCCCGACCGCGACCGAGGGCCGCGCCGTCCCGCTTATCTGGGGCCGCGTCCGGATGGGCGGGCCGAACGTCGTCTGGTACGGGGACCTCGTCGCCGAGCCGATCACCGAGAGGATCAAGACGGGGCTCTTCTCGAAGGAGACCGTCACGACGGGCTTCCGCTATTTCATCGGGCTCCAGATGGCCTTATGCCGGGGCCCGGTCGACCTCCTCATCAACATCCGGAACGACGACTCGTTCGCCTGGGGCGAGGACGCGCCGAGCGCCGACGCGAACCTGGTCCCGACCGACGTCGGCGCGGTCTACTTCATCGACGAGCCGGAGTTCTACGGCGGCGAGGAGTCCGGCGGCGGCGGCGGCCTGGTCGGCGGCGGGCGGATCTTCGCAGGGACCGAGAGCCAGGCGATCTCGACCTACCTCACGCCGTTCCAGCAACCCCAGCCGGCCTACCGCGGGACGTGTTACGTCACCTGGGAGCGCGGCGAGATCGGACTCGCGCCCCAGCTCCGGAACTTCGCCTTCGAGATCGAGCGGATCCCCGACGGCCTGGACCTGGCGACGCTCCAGCCAGGCGACGAGGAGATCGACCTCGGCGCGAACCCGATGA